GCCGGGAAAGGTTCGCACACGAGCACACTTTCCACTAATCCTAGAGTTTCTTCTCCTTTAAGGCCTCCAATTGTTTATCGTCCCAGGAATGGGACTAGATGCTGCTGCACATCTCTACGCTGCCATCGTAGGGGCCCACAAGATGGAGCCACTTAATTCGCGCCTCGAGCATTGAGTGGTGAACGTCTCAAAATATGAGATCCACTCGTAAGGACACGTAGCAATGATTGATTTTAGGGACAGTGGTGAAAGATCAGTCTTAACTTTCAGTTGGTTTTCAATGTCTATCTGGTCAGATACAGACACTCCAAATTTCTCAGCAACTAGCTGTCTAGTTTGCTCTCCTATAGGTCTCCTCTCTTCACGCCACACTTTCTGATCTAAAGCTTCAAGAATGTGCTCACGTTTGTAAGAATCGACAGAACTTATAACTGAAGTGACGTCGCACCCGGCGCTAACACGCAGACAGTACAACGACAATTCAGTTACAATAGGGCAGGCTGGATATTGGTAATAATAGGACAAGGCTTTACATCTTAAAAGTGCCTTGATTTTACTACTGCGAGCGGCAGCATACCTACTATTTATCCATGAAATTTTGGCTATAACCTCCACTGGATCGGTGACAATTTCCTGATCTACCGGATCGAAAATCTGACCGCAAAAAGACGCATCAGAAATCCTCTCATAAGTGTCAAGTTTGATAATACATCCAAACTTAGCAAATAGCTCAGGGGTGGGGACTTTGTCCCCGGGCATGAACACAAAGAGTCCGTCGTCACCTTCGACAACTCCGATAAGAGATTTGATTCCTAGTACGTTGCATGCATGTTGCATCAACATCAAATTACTGAAACCATTTCCCAAAGACGTGTTCATCTCTCCAGACATCCTACTAGCAACGACTATAACATGCAAGAACTTATTCTGTACTATGTTCTTGCCCGTCAGTACCTCTTTCAGAATGGCGAGAACCTCAGGCCCTTCCGATAAAGCACTTAGCAGATGTTCATACAATACAAATTCACAATTAAGCATCAATTGCTGAACAAACGTGGCTTCGAAAGAACTATAATCAGTGGCTATATAATGCCCACCTTCTACATACACCTGGTTCATTATGTACTTCGCCCTGTCTCTTACAGGAACGTGTTTAATGAATTCAGGCTGCTCATATATCACATCTTCCATCAATTTAATGTAAGGTCCAAAATATACCTTTGCTACATCTTCTCTAGCGTAGATTCCACGTGCATGTTTCCATGTTACGTACGTTTCATCTTTGGTGAATAATTTCACCTTAAAGAATTTGAGAGCTCCGGATCTATCTCTTTCCAGAAAATCTACAATATCTTGGTGGATTTTTGTGAGTTGTTCTTTACGTTTGGTATCGTATGTCGTTCGCGAAAGCCAAGTTTCAAACGAACGGTCGACTTCAGGAGACAGTGGAGATATGTTCCTGGATTTGATCCATTTGGTCACGGTTCTTCTTAATCGACGATAAAAAGCCCGTCCAGCGACCGGGAGGATCTGTCCCATGCGTTTCTTAACGCCAGCCTCTAAGGAATATGGGTCGTGGGTATCTGGGTGCGGTAAACAGACTCCTTCCACATGGCAGCCTGCCGAAACCATCTCAGCGCGCCGAACCGCGGCCTGATGATTTGCTATTGCAGGTGTGTACTTTGTCATGACTATTCTTTTACGATAGTCCTGTTTCCCTGATAGGCAGGATATTTCTGAATGTCTATATCCCACCGCCACAACACGGTTTTCCTCAGTGCTGGACGTTAAAAATTCGCCGCAGCGGCCTTTGCCAAAGGCTTTTCCCGGACTGACCAAAATCTCAGTCTCGCGAGAAATTCAGCATTAGTGACAAGTTCTTTATTTCCGAACCTGTCAATTGCTATGGCGGTGTATCGTGAGATCTTACGATACAGCATGGCGTAGTTAGTATCTGGACTAATTTGACTACTAAATACACCGTAGGTGCAAGCATTGTTGTAACTATGCGAGCAGAAATTCAAGCAATGGCGCGTCTCAATGACAGGTCGTTCGTTGAGTGCCTTCATGTTGGCTAATTCAACTACGTCATTGGTGACGGCTAAAGCTTTGGAGTCATAAGAACCTAGGACCCCGCGATGGTTGGAAGAGAAGGCCTCCCCTCCGAGGGCAACGATACTTGTTAGAGCTACTACAGCGGGTCTATCGATTAACCCGTATCTATCAACAATTGTGTAATCACACTGATTTGAGGCACTGTCACCAATTGGCAATAGCGTTTTTCCCTCAGGAATGTACAGGCTTTCCATGGATTTGTTGATTTTGATCAGTAATGAATCAGACATGCTAGCAACCTCATTAAGCATTATGGAGGTGGCATATCCGGCTCGGCGCGCAATGTATCTCATGCAGTCAACTTTATCTGACCACCACTTAGGGTAGCTGAAATGAAGAAGTTTCTTAGTAAAGATTGGATCTTCATCAACTACAGAGGCGGCGTAAGGCAAGGTTGAACTGTTAATAGTGTGTGGCACGGCTATTACTGGAGCAGCAATTTCAGCTCTTTGTTCACGTTGGGTCATCTCAGTTTCACCAATTTTGATTTCGGAAGGGCGTGTGTCTATTAAATTACCTTCGACGTCACGGCGCGAAACCTCCAAGGTACCAGGTAACAATTTCGCTCTGAAATAAATTGGGGAGATGTTTTCAATAAACTTCCTCTTCATAAAAAGACAAAGGATGTTCGTGAACACTGGTAGTACGGCAAACAAAGTGGTGAAGCCAGCTAATTTAGGTATAAATCCCAAAAGGCTGGATTTTCTTGCGATATTCAAAAAGACAATTGTGAGTAGGAGACGAGGTAGTGCGGAACCACATAAGCGAAACAAGAGGTACAGTTTTGTGGCGAATCCATGTGAATTTCTGACAACCAAATTGGCACTGGGTCTGGCTTGAAATTCACCAGTACCTGCAGCATTGTCAAAAACTAAAGCAGTTCGCGCTTGTTGTTGTTTCTTAAGTAGTTCAGCTTTTTCTTTCTCGATCTTTTGTTCCTCCCGATCTCTATCACGGATGTCCCTTTGTTGATCATTGGCACAATCTCTTGCACCAGCTTGTTTGGCCCTTTCAACATTAAAAGAAGTCTCGACCAGGTTATTGCGTTTTGCTCCGCGTCCAGTTTCTGGTCTTTTCTCCCTTTGTTGTTGTTTTTTGTTTTGTCGTGCCGGGGCTTTGGCATTTTCTTGTCTAATGGCGTCGACGACAACGGCGCTGTAAGTTGGTTTTTCTGGTAATTCTTTCTTGACTTCAACTTTGGGAGATGATTGTGGAATTTCCATCTCTTTGTCCCCCGAAATGACGGAGGCGGCCGCATTGTTAGACTCAATGGGTTCTTTGGGTTCTGGTTGTGCCGGAACGGCAACTGGAGGTGACTGTGCAGCTCTGTCTCCTCTTTTGTTGTGAGCTTTCTTCTTCTTTGTTCTTCTGATTTTAACATCAACTGGTGCAGGTTCTTTTTCTGGTTGGTCTTCTCCAGCTCCTCCTAGGATACCACCTTCAGTTGGCAAACCTAATTTTGCTTTCCAAGCGGACCTGAAATAGCGTGCTTGAGAAATAACAGCGCGCGTAATGTTTTCAAGTTCCTCCTGTCTAGCGCAATAAGGTGCCAAATTCAAGTGGTGGATGAATGGTAGAGCTTCCGAATGACCATAAGTCAACCAGAAAGTTTTGAGTACCTGTCCTGCAGCAGCACTTAGATTTGGAGTCTCAGAGTGCGCCCAGTCGGTCAGAAAACCGAAGGTTCTGTTTTTTGTTACACTACTTTTAACTTTATGACTCGCTTGACAAATTGAACACCACGTATGATTCTTGATGGTGTGGGTTAAATTGAAACCAAATTGCAGTGGCAATTTGTCAGCTAACATTTTATTTAAGTAAGCTTCATGAGTGTAAGATCGGTACATTTTGGTCTCACGTGCCAAAACGACTCTAGGTTGTTCTACAACCTGTGTTTGTGCAGTCTCCTCACGGTCTGCACGACCGTCCACATATATAGGTAGTGAAATCACCTCTGTAGTCTCCTCACGGTCTACAGAACCGGCCTTTTCCGATTGGCTAACGTTTCCCGCAGGTTTCCCATTGGGGGGCAAATCACGATGTACTGCGTTAAATTCCATAATGATTCATTTTTGCTTTTGTTTTGTTGCTAAATACCGGTACATGGGCCAAACCTTAAATACAGCGAATTATTGCCTGAACATCACCTGTCAGGATAGGTTGGTGGGATACCACCATAGCTTGGTTTAACGGCGGGCAGCCGTTCTTTGATGCTGGTTTTATAACCAACGGCGCTAAAGAATAAGCCAGGTCGGACGTTCATAGAACGGGAAAGGGGGTCTTAAAGTCTGCAGATTCCCACTGCAAACCTGGTTTCCTGGGTGATGATAGAGTCAACGTCTCTATCACGCCCAAGGACCGCGAGGCGAGTAATCTCAGCCTGGCGTCCACGCCAACTAACCAACGAGTGTAAGTCCTCGAGAATGTTCTGCAAGCTAGTCAGCGCCCCGGATTATTCACCCTGTCCGATGCGGGTTTCATATCCGGGAATTAGGTTCTGGTCCACAC